AAGGAAAGCATGGTGGTTGCTAATCACACCCACCCATCCCGAGAAAGACACCAGATTGCGCTGGTTACCTGCACGATTTGTGTTGCAGGCGTCTATTATTGGAAGAAAGGGACTGTACGTCGTTTGTTGTCCCTTTTTGCTGAAACCCTCTCTACTGAACCTGTCATATCCCCAGATGTAAGTAGAGACGCTTTCAGCAATGCCGTTCTTGTCCCTCCTAAACCAGTGGAGGGACATACCCACCCAACCGCTGCCGCCCTGCGTAGCGCAGCCACGCATTTCACGAGGATGTTTGCGTGCTCTATAGGAGCACGCATGTATTCCCTGAGCATGTCGAAGGCTGACCAGCGTAAAGGGATCGCAGGCGAGCGCCAGTGGTTTTGGGTTAAGGACACCAATGCCAAGAATAGGTTGGACACCACCGGCCCCGAAGACGTGCTATATCTCTGTGATGTTGATTACTACGTAGATATGCCATCTCTTTTGGGTGGAGGTGGAAAACCTATTCTTGTTTATACAGTAGTTCCCGAGGAAGCATCGGGCACCAAGGATGACACCACTTTTTATTTTGAAAGTGATGCGAGTTTGACCAGCCTAATCTCTGGTGGTGGAAGGTACAGCCACCACCTATGGGATTATGGTGCCGACTCGATCCTTGGCGTCAAACGCTTCATGGGAGTGCCGTATTTGCTAACAGCATATGCTGTGGAGCGGCGCCAAGTCTCGTATAGCAGACAGCTGATTTTGCTGACACCTATACGGACTTGGCGTGGCTTCGGTGCCCTACTGGCTTCTTTAATTCTCGAAGGTAGAGAATTAGTACGGTTTAATCCCATCCTTGTGACGGAAGATGGAAACACATTTGTAAGATTCAAAGTGCACACGAAAGACGGCACAATGACAACAACCGCGAGACCCGGCGAGACGCTGTGCGCTACTGTCCCATCGCATATAGATGAGGCTATAGGCGCAGCAGCTCGTGTAGGATCGCAGAAGATGAACGTACCCACCGCGACGTCGTGGCTGGGCAAAGACGAAAAGGCTAGATTCGCGGGGGTGGTTTTGACTGATTTTTATCAGCACCACACCCCACGGAAAATACCCTTCGTCTTCCCAGTTACGGAGGCAGTGAGAACGTATGATTACAATGTGGATCAATACCACCAAGGAGACCGTGCGAAATTAACAGCCTACATGAATCCGCTAGTTCATGGCGCTTTTTGTCCGGTTCCGAATAGGGCCGGGGAAGAAGCGTGTGTCGAAGGCCGTATTAATAAATTAAAGAAACCAGAACCCAAGCAATGCAACTTTGTAGACCAGTGTATGGTCGAGTTCGCAGAGCTGATCGTGGGGGACGTCGTCCTTGAACCAGTTGAGGTTTCGACTGTAGTAGATAAACAAACCGGAGCCGGCCAGAAATTGTCATTAGCACGGGCGTTTATGAATGGACCGCACATGAAGAGAGTGTTAAAGTGTTTTATAAAGTCTGAAGCCTATGGTGACGTTAAGGATCCAAGGAACATTTCGACATATAATGACAATGACAAGCTCCTCATGGCACGGTACGCTCTTGCGCTTTCCGAGCATTTAAAACAATTTCAGTGGTACGGTCCAGGAAAAACCCCTTTGGAAATTGCCACACGAGTGGCCAATATCTGTCAGGGTGCTTCTTATGCAAATGTTAGTGATTACCACCGTATGGATGGAACGATAACACATAAGCTGAGAGAAGTGGACAGGGCAGTGTTTATGAAGGCCTTTAGACACTCCCGCTCCGAGTTACACGAACTACTAAAACGAAATTGCGATAATGTCGGCGTTTTACCGCATGGAACAATATTCGACCAAGGACCGTCGCATGGCAGTGGATGTTCTGCTACGAGTACATCACAAACTTTACGAGCAACCTTTGCATCGTACGTGGCTTTCCGGCATACCGTCGGACCCACGGGCATCCGTTATACCCCAGACGAAGCATTCCGAGCGATCGGAATACATCTTGGGGATGACGGACTTGATGCTGACCTTCCCATCCAATCACATGAATGGGCTGCACGTAAGCTTGGGCTTGTCCTCGAAGCAAATCTGGTTAACCACGGGGAACGAGGAGTCAATTTTCTGGCTCGCTATTATTCACAGGAAGTGTGGTATGGACGTCTTGACAGTATGTGCGACGTCCGTCGACAGCTGTCTAAATTCCATACGACAGTTCGCTTGCCACCAGGCGTACCGCCTGAGAGCAAGCTTGTGGAAAAGTCGCGAGGCTATGTCGCCACAGATGCCAACACGCCCGTTATCGGACAACTCTGTAAACGTGCGGTGGCACTTACTCAAGACGGAATGTACCGCACTGAGTTTGGATTGGCGCATTGGTGGGCTAAGTTTGACGAATCAGTCCAATTCCCGAATAATAATGATGACGGATGGATGGATGCCGAATTTCTTCATCAATTTCCGGAATTTGACCGCGAGAGATTTGATGACTGGATCGCGGGCGTCTCGCACCTCTCCCAGCTTTTGGGACCCCCTTTATGCTGTGAGGTGCGGGCGCCAACTCCAGGTAGAGAGCCGGTCGTTGTTGATGGCTCTATTCTCCCTAAGAGAGAATCAGATACCTCGACACCTCCACCCCAGACCGCGGTTGAGCGCCCCAAAGCGCCCCCGCGCCATAATGGAACACCACGAACGACACGAGCACGCCCGTCGCGTGAGGATAGACCCTTGCGCCGCGGCCGAACCCGAGCAGATGGACCTGCCGGATCGGTAAGTGCGCTCTAGTCGTACCAAC